AGCAGACTGGTGTGCTAAACGTTTAGGATATCCATTAGTAGACGTTGAGCTACAACCAATTAATTTTTTCACAGCGTTTGAAGAAGCAACTAATGAATATGGTGCCCAGTTATACAATTTCCAAATAATAAATAATTTCCATTCTTTAGAGGGAAATACAACAGGCTCAAACTATAATAATAAATTAGTTACACCTAATCTAGGTTCTACTATTAATATTTCAGATCAATATGGTAATGAAACAATAGGTGGTGGCGGTGATTATAAAGTAGAATCAGGATCATTATCTGTAAAAACAGGAACCCAAAGATATGACTTATTATCTAATGTTTCTTCATCAATAAGTGGTTCAGAATCTGTTTATATAAAGAAAGTATACCATTACCAACCAGCAGCTATCAATAGATATTTTGATCCATATGCTGGTACAGGCACAGGAATACAATCATTAATGCAAACATTTGGGTTTGGTAATATGTCACCAGGGGTAAACTTTATGTTAATGCCTATGTTCTTTGATGCTTTAAAAATACAAGCAATTGAATTAAATGATATGATTAGAAAATCAGGATATCATTTTGAAGTTACAAACAATAGATATTTAAAACTGTTCCCCATACCCACAAGTGATTATACTTTACATTTTGAATATGTTTTAAAATCAACAGCTAATAACCCAGTTAAGAACCCAGCAACTAATTTAATAACAGACATATCAAATGTACCTTATACTAATCCAACTTACCAGTACATTAACCAACCTGGTAGACAATGGATTAGAAGATATACTTTAGCATTAGTTAAAGAAATGTTAGGTGGTATTAGAGGTAAATACCAATCAGTACCAATTCCTGGTTCTGAAACAACCCTAGATTATGCCCGATTGTTAAGTGAAGCATCAGCAGAAAAAATAGCTCTAATAGAAGAATTAAAAGAATTATTAGGCGAAACTACAAGACTAAAACAACTTGAAAGACAAAACCAAGAGGCACAACAAACACAAGAAACTTTTTATAAAGTTCCTTACCCCATTTATATAGGATAATGATGAAATTAACAAATATATTAAGTGAAGTATTAAATACTTTTACTGTTGAATGTGAAATTCTAACAGATAGAAAATTTAATATTACAGATGTATTAAATGAAATTAGAGCTTTGCGAAAAGTAACTATTGTAAATAACATTACACCAGAAGAATATCCACAAAGAGATAAGATTGAATATACAAAAGTAAAAATTAAATTTGTTACTAGAGAAGATCCAAAACAAGACATAGCTAAATTTAGAGAAGATATGTTAACCTCTGACTTATCTAAAACAGATTTAAGAATACCTGGTGTAAAATCAGTAAAATTTAAAGAAGAAACTTTAAAAAGACTATAATGGCATTATTCGGAAAAAGTAGAGACATAAACTTATTTCACACAATAAATAGCGAGCTTCTAAAGGATATAATCCAAACAGAAGTTGCATATTATAAATTTGCTTTAGAACAAACTACTGTGAATGTTTATGGCGAAGCACCGGGTAAAAATTATTATGAACCGTTGAAAATAGCGTGTTTAATCGACAGACAAGACCAAGCTTGGTCGTCTGATGCTTTTGGATCTGACGTTAATCAATCCATTAATTTTCGTTTTTTAAAGAACGAACTTAAAACGATAAATTTACTACCTGAAGTAGGAGATTTATTGCTTTTTAGAAATAATTTTTATGAAGTAGACACAAGAATTGAAAATCAACTTATAATGGGTAGGGACCCAGATTATTCTATGGCAACAGAAACAAACGACTTTGGTGATAGTTTTTCAATTACTATTAATACACATATTTCAAGAGTAGAAAAATTAAACCTAATACCATTAAGAGAAGGAAAATACCCTACAACTATAAAATTAGATGGTGGAACAGCAAACGGAGTAGATTGTTAATAAGATAATATGGCAGATAATAAACAAATAGACCCAAGAAGACCAATCCCCTCAAGTGGATATGATCGTTTGCGTAATAATATCACCCCTACAGTTAATGGTATTAATCCACCAGAAACAAGACCAAATGTAAATAGGGGCACAATAACTTCTCGTAAAGACGACACAGTACAAGATGTTTCTATAGGTTTACAAGACCATGATGAAGCAATAATGTATTATTTTAATAATGTTATTAAACCATCTGTTATAATAAATGGAAATAGAACAAATGTACCTATAATGTATGGTGCCCCTGAAAGATGGAAATCAGTTCAAAAAGATGGATATTTTAGAGATAAAGAAGGTAAACTTCAAGTTCCTCTTATCATGTTTAAAAGAGATAGTGTTGAGAAAAGAAGAGATTTGGGTAATAAATTAGATGGAAATAATCCTCAATTACATTATTCATTTCAAGAAAAATACACAAAAAGAAACCAATACGATAATTTTTCTGTATTGCAAAACAGAATCCCCCAAAGAGAACACCATGCTGTAGTGGTTCCTGATTTTATTAAATTAACTTATACTTGTACTATATGGTGCGACTATGTAGCTCAAATGAATAAATTAATTGAAATGATTAATTTCACCTCTGATTCATATTGGGGTGATGCTGAAAAATTTAAATTTAATGCTAAAATAGATACTTTTAGCAATACAACAGAAGTACAACAAGGAGATAATAGAATTGTAAAATCAGATTTTGGTTTAACTCTTCAGGGATATTTAGTACCTGACAGCATAAATAAAGAATTAGCCCAAAAACCACCAAAATTCTATAGCAAATCAACTGTAGTATTTAATGGAGAAACAACTGTCGATGCTACTGGAGAACAATTAACAAGAGAACAAATAAGAGAATCATCTAAGGAACAAAATATAGAGCAAGAAACAGATGGTGTTGGTTACCAAACACTTGGAATAAACAATCAAATAGGATAAAATGGCAAAACAAAACAGAACAGTATTAAAAACATATTTTGAATCAGGTGATATACCCAATCAATCACAGTATTCTGATTTAATAGATTCAAATTTAAATTTATCTGAAAATAATACAGGAAATATTAATCTAACAGGTAATATAACAGCCTCAGGTAATATAAGTGCATCTGGAACAATTTTTGCTGATAATTTTCAATCAACCGGGGGTGATGTAGCAGGGATTTCATTTACAGATGATCTTAATCTAACAGGTAACATAACTGCTTCAGGCAATATAAGTGCAAGTGGAATAGTTTATGGGTCTCAAGGTCGTTTTCCTTCAAGAGTAATAACTGATCAGATATATGCATTTACAGGAACGGCATTAACAATCCCTGATAATATTAATTTAGGTGGTCATTTAACAGCCTCAGGTAATATAAGTGCAAGTGGTGACATTATAACACCAAAGCTTAATGTCATTACTGTTGGATCACCAACTGCTGATGGATATTACATAAATAATGGGCAAATCATATCAGGTTCCGTAGCAGGGACATTAGAGTTTGGGGATTTTGATAGTGATGGTACTAGAATTAAAATCACAGATACTTCTAATACGATTGAGTTATCAACTGATAATCCAAATGCTGTTAGAGTTTCTGTTGATGGTCAAATAATATCCACAGGTAATATAAGCTCAAGTGGGACAATCACAGGTCAAAATATAATATTAGGTAGTGGTGGACAAATTAATGCTAAAGACACTAGTGGAAATAATGAATTAGTCCTATTTAATAATACAGACACATTTTTAGGATTTGGGGATACAGACCAAGAATTAAGAATTCAAGGAAGCTCAGTAAGAATAATTTCTTCTTTTACCTCATCACAAGATGCATTATTTACAAACGATGTAACTTTCGAACAAAACATAACAGCAAGTGGGGATATTATAGCTAGTGACCTAATTTTAACATCTCCTAATGGAAGTAAATTTAAAATCACAGTAAATAATTCAGGACATCTATCATTAACAGGTAGCGCAGTATAAAATATATAAATTATGGCAGCAGGAAAATACAGCTTTATTATAGAACAAGGAGCAACAACAGACTTTGAAATAATATGGACAGATGCAGAAGGTAGCAGATCCGACTTAACAGGATACCATGCTCGAATGCAAATTAGATCTGATTATGGTGCAAATAGTACCTTATATGCTTCTTTATCATCATCTTTAAAAGCTGATGGAACTGGTTTAAATTTATCAGGTTCATTAGGAAATAACCCACTTTCTTCAGGTAGTATAGGAATATTTATTTCAGCTGCTTCCTCTTCAGCTTTTAATTTTAATGAAGCAAAGTACGATTTAGAAGTAGTAAGTGGTAGTTATGTTACTAGATTATTAGAAGGAAGAATCAAACTTAGTAAAGAGGTAACAATCTAAAAATGGCTACAAACTTAAGCATATCAAAAACCAAAACAGAAGTATCTTCTAAAAATAATACTATTACTGTAACCAATAATAACACAGGGAATACAGTAAATGTAAAAGGAGAAATAACCTCAGTAGTAGAAATAGCTACAAGGGGTCTTAATGGTATTGACGGTATTAATGGTATTGATGGGGTAGATTCTATATCAGCAGAATTAACAAGAGAAGGTCATATTCTACCTTTAAGTTCCTCCGGTGATATTATATCGTTTGCAGGAGCCAACACTACAATGAGAGTATTTGAAGGACAAACAGACAAAACTTCAAATTACACTTTTACTAGAACATCAGATTCACATATCACTACAACTATATCTTCAAATACAGTAACAGTTACTAACACTACAACACCCTATAGTGGTTCTATAACTATAACTGCTACTAGTTCAAGTATATCCTTAGATAAAATAATGTCCCTTAGTGTAGCTAGGCAAGGTGATGATGGGGCTGACGGAGCTGATGGGGCTGACGGAGCTGATGGGTCTGGAGTAATTGATGGGATTCTAAATGGAGGTTTTTTCTAAGATTAATTTTTCTTATTATATTTATTACCAGAAAAACATCTAAATATTTTAAATTAGAAGGATAGGCATTTTAATTTAATTAGGTGTTTTATAACATATATAAACTTAACGTTTGTGGCCAATAAAATAATCAATAAATTTAAAGAACCCAAATTTACGGAGTTCTCACGGAAAGATCTTGTAGTAGATATTAAAAATGGTGCTCTTTACTACAAATCAAATCTGGGTGTTCACAGGATAACCAGCCAGTTAACATCAGATACATTCGGTTCTGAAGACATTATAAATGTCTACCAAAATTTTGTCACAACATTCCACCAAACAGGTCAAAGAACGGGAGATTCAACCATAACGGGTAATTTAACAATTACACAAGATAATATAATTTTTGGAGATATATCCTTCAATAGTGTAACCCCTCGATCAGGTACAGATGTTCCTATTCATTCAAACATATATTCAGAATTTACAGGATCTGTAGGTTTTACAGGTTCTTTTACAGCTTCAAATGGTTCAACCCTTTTAACAGGTAGTAATACACTTTTTTCTTCTTCCTTTGAAGATAATGATTTTTTGATTATAACTTCTGGATCATATTCACAAAGTTTTACAATAGCTAAAGTCCATAGTGATACCAGTATGAGTTTAAATACAACTTGGTCTGGTAATAGTATTTCTAGTTCATATAGCGGTTATACAAACACGGGTCCAATTACACTTTCTACTGACCCTGACCTTTTAGTGGTTAAATCATCAAATAATATAAATAGATTAGTTTTAGATAAAAGAGGTAACCTAAGTATTTCAGGAGTAATACCTGATAATATTGATACTTTTATAGATTATAGATATGTAAGCGCCCCCACAGGATCTATTACAGCATCTTTTGGCTCTACTTTAATAACAGGTAGTGGCACTGTTTTTCAAAGTGTATTTGGGCTAAATGAGCTTATAAAGATAACCTCAGGATCTTACTCCCAAACATTTAGAATATCTAAAGTCCACAGTAATACTAGTATGAGCTTAGATAGCCAATGGTTAGGGGGTGGTTCAGGTTCAATACTTTCAATGTCCTTTACAGGATCAGGAACCGTTAATGATTTTCAAGAATCATCCTCACTCTTATTTTTTAAAGATCCTGATCTTTTTAAAGTTAAAGCATCTGATGGAAAAATAGAATTAAATGTAAACAGTAGAGGTGATTTAGATATAGATGGTAGATTATACGCAGATTTAACTTCAGCTACTAGTGATAGAGTAGTTTATTATAATACTACCACTGATCAACTTACACATGGTAGTATTAGTAGTTTAGGAGATCAATTATCAAGCTCAGGCTATCTTGGGGGTGCAAGTGGGAGTGGTCTTACCCAAAACGACACTTTTAAATTTACAGGTCAAAGATCAGGTTCTTCATCGATAACTGGATCCTTAATTTTAAGTGGTAGTGATATAAATTTAAACGTACTAGGTGATATAACTTCTTCTCAAAATATATTAGTAGAAGGTGATGCTACTATACTAGGTACAATTACCGCCCAAGAATTTCACACTGAATTTGTCTCAGCTTCCATAATTTATGAAAGTGGTTCAACTAAATTTGGCGACACACAAGATGATAACCACGATTTTACAGGTTCTTTAAATTTATCAGGTAGTGTAAATATACAAGGTAGTGGTAATATAACAGCCTCTGGCGATATAAGTGCAAGTGGAGATTTATTTGGTCAAAGTCTAACAGTAAACCATTTAACAGCAAGTATTGTAAGCGCAAGCGTTAGAGTTATAACAAACAATATAACAGCTTCAGGTAATATAAGTGCAAGTGGAAATGAGTATATTTTTGGTAATACACAAATATTAAATGGTAATATAACAGCCTCAGGTGATGTGAGTGCAAGTGGAGATGTAATAACTTCTAATGTATTTTTACCAGGGGGTGGTGTAATATCTTTTGATGATTCCCTAGACGGCACTGATCAATTTATAACAGGTACTGATTCTAATCTTACTATAGATGGTGATCTTAAAATCAAACTTAGAGCAGATACAGCCATTGAAGTTCAAGATACCTCAAATAATGTTTCTGTTGAAATTACCCCCGAGGGTGGTCATATAAGTGCAAGTGGGGATATAACAGCAAGTGGGGATATATACTCATCCAACGTATATATGCCCTCGGGATCTAAAATATATTTTGATATAGCAGATGCAGCAGACCAATACATTGGAATGATAAATGCAAATGATCTAGAAATTTATGGTGATCAGCGTATTGAAATAAGAGCAGCCCAAGAAACCCATTTTGTTAAAGCTGACGGTACTCCTAAAGTAACAATTGATAATCTAGATGGCAGTATAAGCGCAAGCGGTAAAATAAATGCCAGCTCGTCTATAGTTCCTTTATTAGATAATATAGTTGTACAAAATTTAACAACAGGAGAATTTAACACATACACTAATCCCGGTTTAATTTCTTCATCAGCCCAGATAGGAACTGACATTTCAGGTGCATTTACCTCAACTAGCGCCTCAATAGCTGCAGATATAGCTGCAAACTCTGCTTCTATAGCTACTTTAACAGAAGGTAATACTGATAATTTAGGTAATCATACAGCCACTCAAGATCTCAATATGAGTGGATTTAATATAGATGCTGCCCAACATATAACAGCTTCAGGCAATATAAGTGCAAGTGGATTATTATTCGCTTCATCTTCAGTAGGAAACTATTCAGATGTTGTAGTACAAGATTTAACTACAGGTAGATTTTATACTACTTCTTCTGCGGCATTAACCACAACATTACCTAGTGGGTTACTTTCTTCTTCAGCTCAAATTGCCTCTGATATTTCGGGTGCTATAGATGCTGCAACAGGATCCCTATTAAGTAATACTACTTTTATAAGTTCATCCCAACAAATCACAGAACTTGGTTTTTCTCAAACAACAGGAACAGTAGAAAGTGTAACTAGTGGGGACGTTAATACAATATCTATAGGAGGAACAGCAGTAGACCCCACAGTATCAGCCAATACATCAGCGGTAATAAACGGAAGTACTAATTTAGCAACAGGAGATCAAATATTTGATTTTGTAACTGGTCAAGGATATTTTGTAGGTACATCCGCAGATATTTCAGGTGCAATTGATGCCGCTACAAGTTCTTTAAGTGCATCTTTAGCAACTAGCATAACAAATGTATCTGCAGACACATTTAAATCAACAGGACAAAGAAATGGTGATTCAGTTATAACTGGTTCTTTATTTTTAAGTGGTAGTAGTGGTCATTTAACAGCTTCGGGAGATATAAGTGCAAGTGGTAAAATGTTTGGGGGGTTAACGTTGCAAACACAAGCTAACGTAGTATTTTATGATACAACAACTGGAGAATTAACACAAGATTCCTCAGTAAAACTACTTAATACAACAGGAGTGGTTTCTTCTTCTGCTCAAATCCTTTCGGGGTCAGGGATATTTTCTAGTTCTGCTCAGTTTGAAACAGATATTTCAGGAGCTATCAACGCTGCTACTAGTTCAATTTTAAATGATTATGGGTTATTAAGTAGTTCAGCTCAAATATTTTCAGGATCTGGATTACTTTCTTCTTCAGCTCAAATTGAGTCAGATATCTCAGGTGCATTTACTTCAACAAGTGCTTCAATAGCTACGGACATTACTACAAATACAAATAATATAAGTACTTTAACCAGTGCAACAGGTTCATACGCATTAGAAGCAAATATATCAGGCGCATTTACTTCAACAAGTGCTTCAATAGCAACAGATATAGCTGCAAATTCAGCCTCCATAGCAGATCTAACTTCAGCAACAGGTTCATACGCACTAGAAGCAAACATTTCGGGTGCATTCACATCAACTAGTGCCTCAATAGCTACAGACATTACTATAAATTCATCGTCTATAGCTATAAACACAACTAACATTAACACTTTAACTAGTGCAACGGGCTCGTATGCACTAGAGGCAAATATTTCAGGTGCATTCACATCAACTAGTGCTTCAATAGCTACGGATATTACTACAAACTCAGCCTCTATAGCTATAAACATAAATAACATTAACACTTTGACTAATGCAACAGGTTCATATGCACTAGAGGCAAATATTTCAGGCGCATTTACTTCAACTAGTGCCTCAATAGCTACGGACATTACTACAAACTCAGCCTCCATAGCAGATCTAACTTCAGCAACAGGTTCATTCTTACTAAACACAACAGACACTTTAGATGGAGACTTAACAGTAACAGGTACAATTACCGCCCAAGAATTTCACACAGAATTTGTCTCAGCTTCAATAATATACCAAAGTGGTTCTACTAAATTTGGAGACACACAAGATGATAGTCATAATTTCACAGGCTCTTTAAATTTATCGGGTAGTGTAAATATACAAGGCAGTGGTAATATAACAGCCTCAGGTAATATAAGTGCAAGTGGGGGAACAATCACAGCAAATAATATAAATTTAGATGGTCATGTAATTGCGGGGGGTGCTGTAAGTGCAAGTTTACAATTATATGGTAATGAAGCCATAATAGCAGGTAATATAAGTGCTACTGGTAATATAAGTTCAAGTGGAAATATGCTAGCTTCAAATGTATATTTACCGGGAGATGGAAGAATATCATTTGATGATGACTCAACTAATGATCAGTATATAACAGGAACCGATAGTGCTATAACTATTGTTGGTGATAATAGAAATAATATAAGAGCCACAACAGAAACTAGATTCCAAACTC